CACTCTTCATATCATAAAGCAAGCGTCCTGATGGGCCTACCTGACCAGAGTAACGATTCTTTAGCACACGCACCCTGGTTGAGTTACGCTCAATGGGGTCAGGGTCTTGACTAGAGCGTTCTAATCCAATAACAACATCAGACAACTGTGCAATACTTGCAGAGCCTCTGAGTGCTGATATAGACACTTGCGCTCCATCCTCAAAGCCTTTACCGTCAGGGCGTTTTAGGTGGCTGACTAAGAATAAACAGATACCAGTTTCTTGTGTGAGCATTCGTAATTTAGTCATGATTTCATCAATAGCCTTACGCTCATCTACGTTTGCTTGAGCAGAAACAATTATTGACACGTGGTCCAGGCAGACGTAACGACAATTAAGAGCTTTGGCAAAGTAGCGAACATTGTTAATAATAGAATCAATATCGTTAGAGCCAAAATGGTCATAGAAATAAATCCTATCATCTTTAAGCATGACATTATAAGAATCTTCAAGCTCTTGATCTGTAACCTCTGTTTCTGGTAAGTGTATTGGTTTGTTTAAATGTAAAGACATCAGTGATCTTGCAGTTCTATCTACACTTTCTTCAAGAAACATAATACCAATGTTGTCAGTAGTTTGGTTGAAAATAGCGTAGATCAGTTCCTTCAAGAACTGTGATTTACCTAGACCAGAACCTGCAGTGATAGTAACCAACTCAGTGTCTCGAATACCCATAGTTAAGTCATCTAGCTGAGAGAATGGGTAACGAACTTTAGACGCTTCTGGTAGTTTAAGTACTTGATCTTTGAGTGAGGAGCCACTGACAATACCAGCAGGAACGTACTTCTCAGCTCTCCACCAGGTGTCCAGAAATAACTTCTCTTCTCCTCTTGATAGATAATCACAAGCATCTTTGAAACCTTCTTTTGCCTTAAACACTTTAACTTTAGAGCCTAAGACCTGGGTAATAGCATCCACAGCTTTAGCACCTTGCTCATCATTGTCCATAAAGATCACTACATTATCAAATGAGTTCAACCATTTGTAATGAGTTCTGACATCTACTGAGGCACTGGCTGCACCGTTCCTAATGGACAACACTGGGAACTTAGAGCCAAGCATAGCAAACGCACTCAGACAGTCAAATTCGCCTTCGCAAATCGTTACATACCGACCACCACTGTTAAATAAATTCTGTCCGAAAAGATTAGCTTGTTTCCAATCACCTGTTGTGCTGAATTTTTTATCTGTGATCCCACGCTTTTTGTACGCTACTATTTTCCCTTTTTCATTAGTGTACGGAAACCAGTAATGATTAGAGTCAGCTTTAACTCCAAAGTGCTCCATAGTGGCTCTGGTTATGTTCCTTATAGGCACAGGTCGAGATACAGCATCTACATCAGGGTGTATCAGAGGCTTTGGAACCTCGCTTGTTGTGTTTACTAACGTCATGTTTCTCCTTTGGTTTGGTTGATCTTGTTGGTTCCTATGCACAACTTCACAAGCATAGCACTTACTTCCCCAATCATAAGTAGTCAAAGCATCCGAACTATTACAATCAGGACATGGTTGGTGAACTTTTAATTGTATTCCCATTGACAAATCCTTTAAAGTATGCTATAATAACTATTTAGCTTTAATTAGCATTAAATATAAAATCATTAATAATAATCTAATTGAGACTATTTAGACTGTTAGCTTGCTTCTCTTTCATTAACTCACATACAGTAAGTAATATGAAATTAGGATCATAAATAGTCATCAAATCAATATAGTCACTCAAAACCGCATAAAAATGCTGCTCCTCCTCTTGACTAAAGAACTGTTGATCGTCATCACCTTCAAAATAGTATTCATCACTCATTGTCTTTTCCTTAGTCGTTGAAGTAAACATCAGTGACCCCAAGAGAGTCATAATCATTTTCATCTAATCTTTCAAACTCTAAACCTGGTTTGTCATCAGTAACATGACGCAGGTCCATTCTATCCAGCGTGAGTATGTTATCCTCTGGTGACACATTAAAGCAATGATTACACAGCTCTAAATATTCATTACTCTCTATCATTTTTCTGGTTGCCTCAAAATCAGACAATATCTCATCACAGGCTTGACACTTCATTATCCTTCTCCTATTTCAAAATTACGATTCATTAAAGAACTCCAACTTAGCGGGAACAGCTTACCACACTCCTTGTCAATTTGCAAGGAAATTATTTGAGTTTCTTTTTGGGAGTCTTCTTTGTTGCGTAGATTACACACCCTTGAGAACGCATACAGACTTCCAGACCAGAACCACTCAGTCATCATGCTCTGGGGAAGTACAGACCTTGCTTGCTCTTCACAGATATTCATACCCAGCAACTGTTCATAAGCATTAGAGCATAGTTTATGCGTTGAGTCACGCAGCAGGTTAGCCTCACGGTTAAATGGTGACAACCTTCCAGAGCCTTGCTTCTTGTCTTCTGTTGCTTCTCTCCATCCCATAGGAGCCTCCCAGAACTCAGGAGGATCACTGACATACCTCCTAGAGATTTCGTTCCATGACAGACCAACCTGGTGCTTCCCAAGCTGCCTGGCTACAAAGATAGGTGCTTGAATCCTGAACTGTACAAAGCAGTGTGCAAATGGTGACCAGTGTTTGTGCTTAGCCAGGTATCTTATTAAACCAGCGTCAGTAGATTCAACTTCAGTGTGTTGCTTATTGAAGCTGACACGAGCTGCATTCACTACTGTTAGGTCATTTCCCATGCTGTCCAATAATTCTACTTTCATTGTGTGTTCTCCTTTACTCCTGTTATCCAAACTTCTTCACTGACCTCTTTGTCATCTATAAAGAACTGCTTGGTATGGTTAGTCCATTCTAACCTGAACTTTGGTCTACCGTCAATAAACTTCTCGTAGGTTGCTGTTACTTGTTTCTTACCCAAGGGTATACTCCTCTCACAGTTGTAATGAGTTGTAGTGGAACCATGAAAATCAGGAACTCTTCAAGTGTATTCTTGTTAACCACTATCTCTCCAATCATGTAGATGTAAAACAGAGATAAGACCCAAGCAATACATATATTAGCAATTGTTCTTGTGAGATATGTCATCATTCCTCTTCTCCTGGTGTGTTATTCTATCTACTGCAATTTTAAAATACTTCTCGTCCTGTTCAATACCGATAAACGATCTACCAGTATTCTTACAAGCTACTCCTGTTGTGCCACTACCCATACAGTTATCTAAAACTAAATCCCCCTCGTTAGTGTAGGTTTTTATTAAATATTCCATTAAAGCCACTGGCTTTTGGGTGGGGTGGAGTTTTTTTTCCTCTGGTATATCTGTAAGTGTTTGTCTTGGGTAGCCAGTAAACTCTTGTATGTATGTTTTGCCCTCGGTTCTTAAACTTCCTTTGTTTGCACTTTCTTTTATATTTGTTCTTAGACTTTCGCCACCAACACTCTTCCCATTCTTACAAACCTTATCTATTCTTACAATTCCTTGTGGATTATATGTCGAGTGGTTATTGTAAAAAACTAAAATATCTTCAATGTTTCTTAGGGGTTGTTTTTTAGCATTTGCAAATCCAGTTATTCTGTTTTTTACCCAATACCACTCATACTTAAACATCTTAATATTGCTCATTACTAAAGCACTGGTAAACGGTTGCGAAGCAGTCAATACTATTGCCCCATTGTCTTTAATGATGCGCTTGTACTGCCCCCATAATGGTTCAAAAGGTATGACAGTATCCCACTTACAAGCAGTAGTGCCATAAGGTAGGTCACACAGTATCATATCAACTGATTGATCTGGTATGTCAGACATTAGTTGAAGGCAATCACCTTGCATAAAAGTCATCATTCCTCTTCTCCTACGTAGTGGTCATAGTCCTGGTTTAAGTCTTGGTTCTTGTCTTTCCAGTAGTCTCCTAAGACCTCCTGAGCTGCCCAGCCTTTGTGGTAATCCTGTACCTGCTCAGGACTCCAGTTAAGCTCGGTTAAGTCCCTATCACGCTCTGCCCAGCAGTCTGCTGATCCTTGGTCGTATGGTGTTTTCTTTTTCATAAATCTATCTCCTTAGTCTATAAAAAACCTAGCTGCTAAATATCCTAACACAAAGAATATAATGTACTCTTGAATTTCAGTAGCCATAAAGCCCCGCTATCAGATAATAACACACCCAGACATAACCTGTAAACCCTATCCAAAGAAATATATCTAACTTGTTCATAAGTATTCATCCTCAGTTGTTGTTATACGTTTAACAACCCTGTACTTAGCTGAGTCCAACTCTTTCTTGTAGCTCTGAGCCTCAGACAAGTCTTCGAAGGACAACACCTCCTCCTCTTCATTGTTTAAACTTCTCGCTAATACTATGTATTCAGTAATCATTTTATTTCTCCTTTGTTGTTAATTAAATTCCCTTACCACAATTGTTATTATACCTACCTCAAGACACAATGCAAGTGTTTTATTCATAAATTAATAGATCATTTTGTTATAAGTGTTATGCCTTTAAAGCATAAGCTAATCAACGTCTTAGACGCATCCCCCAGTTCTTTTTAATCTGCAGGTAACCCCGTTAAGTCAGAGGCTTGTGAGTGGCTTGTGAGAGGCTGTGGAGTGGTCTGTGGAGTCGTTGTGTAGTAGCTGTTAAATAGTGCTATGAGGCTACCACTCGGATACATCCTCCCCTGGTATGACCCTCCCTCCCTGTGGATAACTTGTTAGTAACTTGTGAGTAGTTTGTGGATAACTATATAGCTCTGCTTAATGCGAATGGTTATCATTTACAAATCTAAATAGGAATCATTCTCATTTAGAATCTTGTGTATAACTTGTGGATTCTTTGTGGATAACTTTATAGGGGGGGTATGTTAGGCTCTGTAAAAACTTATTAGTATTACCCTAACAGACACAAAAAAGATCAGAATAGGAAAAGAAACTGGACAGTACTCTAGGTAATAGGTACGAATAAGGAATCAGGACATTTAGAGCTATTAAGGTCGTTTAGAGCTATTAAGGGTTATTAAGGGCTATTAAGGTCGTTTAGAACTAAGATATGTCCCCTACTAAAAAAAAACACGGGAGTTCTGGACTAATACAGTAAATAGTTCTTGACTTTGTTGTTGATTTGTGGTATAATAGAACACTAAATAGATCAAAACAGATAATCATTAATAGTAATCTATTGATAATTTTTCTATTTAAAGCTATTTAGAACTAAATAGTATAAAACATAAGGATAAACATTTGTCTGATGTAGATAATGTCCCTAAGAAAAGGGGTCGTGGTAGACCGAGAAAGTCTGAGGTTGAGTCCAAGAAGAAACGAGGTGTTATTGGTAGACCGCCAGGTGAGGCTGCTAGGATCAAAGAGTTTCATGCTAGGTTGTTAGCTACAAGCGGTGAGACAGTCATTAACACTATCATCAGTAAGGCATTAAATGATGATGACAAGGATCAAGTGGCGTGTCTAAAGATGTGTATTGATCGTGTCCTTCCAATGTCATACTTTGAGAAGGGTAGGGATGCAGGCAGAGGTAGTGTTAATATTCAGATATCAATGCTTGGTGATGCTAAGGCTGAAGTTTTAGATCAAGAAGAACTACAAGATGCAGAATATGAGGATGTAGATGTCGAATCTTGATATTAAGCTACTACCCTGGCAGAAAGATGTGTGGGCTGATAAGTCCAGGTTTAAGGTTATAGCTGCTGGTCGTAGGACGGGTAAGAGTATGTTGGCAGCGTGGCAGTTGCTTGTTAACGCCTTAGAAGCTAAGAAGGGTCATGTCTGGTATATAGCTCCTACGCAGCAACAAGCTAGAGATATTATGTGGCAACAACTGCTTGAGCTTGGTAACCCAGTGATAGCAAGCAGTCACGTTAACAATATGCAACTTACATTGATTAACGGTTCTAAGATATCGTTAAAAGGTGCTGATAGACCAGAGACAATGCGTGGTGTAGCTTTAAAGTTTGTTGTACTCGATGAGTATGCAGATATTAAACCTACTGTGTTTGAACAGATTCTTAGACCAGCGTTAGCTGACTTGAAGGGTCACTGTATATTTATTGGTACACCCAAGGGGCGTAATCATTTCTATGATACCTACAAGATGGGTCAGAGTGATAAGCCAGAGACTAAGGATTGGAAGTCATGGCACTTTACTAGCTTTGATAACCCACTACTGGATAAAGAAGAGATTGAAGTAGCTAAGAATACAATGTCTACGTTTGCATTCAGACAAGAGTTCATGGCTAACTTTGAAGCACCACAGTCAGACATCTTTAAAGAGAACTGGGTTGTTATTAAAGATAAGGATGATGAACCTAAAGAAGGCACTTACTATATGGGTGTTGACTTAGCAGGTTTTGAGAATGTATCCAAGCAAGCCAGTAATAAGAAGAAGTATCTGGATCAAACGTCCATAGCCATTGTTAAGGTAGGTGATGATAACAAGTGGTGGGTGGATAAGGTTGACGCTGGTAGGTGGGACATTAAAGAGATATGCGAGAGGATGTTGGATCATGTCAAGACTTATAATATACAAGTCATAGGCATAGAGAAGGGTTCTCTGATGAGGGCTGTACTGCCTTACTTAACAGAGATGATGTTAAAGCAGAACATCTACCCACGAATAGAAGAAGTAGCGTTAGGTAATAGAAGCAAGGTAGATAGAGTTGTTGGTGCTTTGCAAGGTAGGTTTGAGCATAAACAGATAGAGTTGTGTGATGGAGACTGGGTAAGAGAGTTCAAGGATGAGTTGTTAAACTTTCCCACTACTGGTGTACATGATGACATGATAGATTCTGTAAGTCTTATTGCTCACATAGCTAACGCAGCAATGTACTTTGAAGATGACCCAGACGATGAATACGAACCTTTAGACCCTATAAGCGGGTACTAATATGAAAGATTGTAGGCTGTAGGCAACGGGAACTCGTAAGACTAACTTACAAGTTGTTCCTGCATATTGTAATTGTAAGAAAGGTAATAGAAATATGAACACCTACGTAAAGAACACTTAATTATATATTGGGATACTAACATGGCTGAAATAAACAGGAATACAGAATTCACCTCAGATGAAGAAGTAGAAGTTACTGAAAGTGATAAAGAGTTAGTATCTTTTGTTGTTGATCACTGTAACAAGTGGAGAGACTGGAGGGACTCTAACTATGAGACCAAGTGGGATGAATATGAGAGGATTTATTATGGTGTTTGGAGCGCAGAAGATCGTACAAGGGACAGTGAGCGTAGTAAAATTATTAGTCCTGCCTCCCGTCAAGCTGTTGATAACAGGGTTGCGGAAACTATGGAAGGTTTTGCTGGAACAGGCAAACTGTTTGAAATAAGTGATGATGGTTTAGATGAAGATGCCTCAGATATTGAGAAAATGCAGCTTCTTTTGCTTGAAGACACGCACAATAACGCTTATCTGAACAATGTATCATCAATTGTCAAGTTAGCAGAGATATTTGGTACTGGTATTGGGGAAGTTTTAGTCAAAACTGAGATGGAACGTGTCCCTACTACCAAAGAAGTGCCAGATCAAGGCATAGCAGAGGTTGGTGTCACCGAAAGAGAGAAGATATCCATAAAAATTAAGCCGGTAAACCCTAGAAATCTCTTAATTGACCCAAATGCTGACTCAATTGAGGAATCTTTAGGTGTAGGCGTAGAAGAGTACCTCAGTTATCATCAAGTTATCAGAGGAATGGCTTCTGGTGTTTATCGAAAGGTAGATGTCAAGCCTTCTTATGATGACGATGATTTAGATGACTCACAGCTTGAAGATACTCAATACCGTGATGATAAAGTTAAAGTTATCCGATATTATGGGCTAGTACCTAGAGATTTACTAGAAGAATCAGGAGAAGTAGAGCAAAGAGCAGAAGAACTGTTCCCTGATGACGATGAAGCATCAGAAATGGCTGATTTGGTTGAAGCTATAGTAGTTATCGCCAATGATTCTCAGCTTTTGAAGGCAGAACGCTCACCGTACATGATGGAAGATAGACCTGTTATTGCCTATCGACCAGAGGTACGTCCAGGACGCTTCTACGGGGTTGGAACAGTAGAGAAGGCATATAATATGCAAAAGGCTATTGATGCCCAACTGCGTAGTCATATGGACTCCCTGGCACTAACAACAGCACCTATGATGGGTATTGATGCTACAAGATTACCGAGAGGCATGAAGTTTGAGGTTAGACCTGGTAAAAACATCCTAACTAATGGTAACCCTTCAGAAATATTAGTACCGTTTAAATTTGGAAGTACCGATGCCTCAAACTATGATACAGCTAAAGGGTTTGAGGCAATGCTGCTGCAAGCAACAGGCACACTAGACTCGGCAGAGTTGGTCAAGAGCGCAGCAGGTGGAGGAGGACAAAACAACGGTATGGGTATGTCGTTAGCTATGTCTGCTATTGTCAAGAAGAATAAAGTGGCAATGGCATCGTTTCAGGATGACTTCATCATTCCAATGGTTAAGAAGGTTGCGTATCGCTATATGCAGTTTGACCCAGAGCGTTACCCAATGAAAGACTTTAAGTTTACCACAATGTCCTCTATTGGGTCTATTGCTAGAGAGCATGAACAACAACAGCTAATAGGGTTGCTTCAGACGCTTGGTCCTAACTCACCCATTGTTCCTATCATCTTAAAGAGCATTGTATCTACCTCTGGTTTGTTGAACAGAGAAGAGCTGGTATCACAACTAGATCAGATGTCTCAGCCTAACCCACAAGCTCAAGAGATGCAGATGCAACAACAACAGGCTCAGATGCAATACCTCGCTGCTCAGACTGCTGAGCTACAAGCTAGAGCTGCTGAGTCTATGGCTGATGCTCAAGAGGCACAAGCCAGAGCGCAGAAACTTATGGTTGAGGCTTCTCTTATGGAAGATAAGGTTAAAACGGACATGATCCGTAACCTATCAGCTAACATTAAAGATGAGGATACTAACGAGTTTACTAAGAGAGCTAAGATTGCGGATATCTTGATTAAAGAAAAAGATATTGAATCTAAGGAAAGAATAGTTGAGAGACAGATGCAAGAAAAAAGAACCAGACAGTAAATAATGCTTGACTTTGTTGTTCATTTGTGGTATAATGCCGTAACATTATGTAAATAAGAATCATTCTCATTCTAATACTCATTATCATTTAGGAGAACTCCATTTGGATAAAGAACTCCAGGCGTACTACGAAGCAAGATTTGAAATGATGTCGACACAAGGCTACACAGATTTGTTGACAGATGTAGAAACAATGATTGAAGAAAGAGATAACTTGATGGCTACTAAAACCGTTGAGGAAATGCACTTTCGTAAAGGACAGTTAGATGTTTTACATTGGATTAGAACTCTCAAGAAACTTTCTGAGGAAGCCTGGGAGCAACTAAACAATGAGTAAAAGAATGTTTGAATTCAGGTGTGAACAAAACCACATCGCAGAGAATTACATTGATGAAGAGGTAACCACGATCTCGTGTCCTACTTGTCAGTGTGCAGCACCTCGTATTATCTCAGCACCACGTATTGCTTTAGAGGGGGTCACTGGTGACTTTCCAACAGCAGCAGACGCATGGGCTAGGAAGCACGAGCAAGCAACAAGAATCGCTGAAAAACGTAGAGACTGAGCGTCAGTGATATTTTTTATTTCCTATAATCACAATGTGACAGGAGTTTTTATACATGGCTAATTTTGAAGATCCGATTGAAGAAAATCTTGACTTTACACCTGATGAAGTAGGTGATGATGATCCTACTGAACAGGTGCAGGTAGAAGCACAACAGGAACCAGCACCAGAGGATAACCCTGAAGATGATTTACCTGAAAAGTATCGTGGTAAGTCTACAGCACAAATTGCTAAGATGCACCAAGAGCTAGAAAAGCTCAACGGTAGGCAAGCTCAAGAAGTTGGCGAACATCGAAAGTTCGTTGATGAAATGCTCAAGCGGGAACTCTTAAAAAATACAGCAAATAAACAGTCATCAGAAGAGATTGAAGACCCAAACGAGAAATTCTTTAAAAAACCAACAGAAGCTATGGATGAGTATTTATCCAATCATCCGTCCATTAAACAGGCACAAGAAAATGCCTTGATAATGAAAGCTCAATCTGCTCAACAGAATCTGCAACAACAGTTTCCTGATTATGTAGAAGTGATAAAAAACCCACAGTTTAAAGAGTGGGTAGATGCTTCTCCTATTAGACAAAGACTGTACGATGATGCAGACGATAGGTATGACGTAGCTGCTGCAACTGAATTAATCAGCACCTGGAAAGCTATTTCAGGTGTTAGGCAACCAGAACAGCAGCCAATCACTACTGAAGTAAAAGAGAATAGAAGTAAATCTCTTAAAGCTGCCTCTGTTGATACAGGAACTTCTTCTATTAGTTCACAAAAGAAATACTCTCGAAAGGCTATTCAAGAACTTCTAAAAAACAACCCTGATAAATATTATGCACATTCAGAGGAAATCCTTCAGGCTTACGCAGAGGGACGAGTCTACAATTAACTTAAAGGAAATAAGAAATGGCACTAGGTACTAATAATGTAACAACCACTACCGCAGCGAAGTTTATCCCTGAGATTTGGAGTGATGAGATTGTTGCCGCATACAAGGCTAATCTTGTTGCAGCAAACTTGTTCTCCAAGATGTCTTTCAAAGGCAAAAAGGGTGATGTACTTCACATTCCTAAACCAACTCGTGGAGCAGCCTCTGCTAAATCAGCATCAACTCAGGTCACACTGATTGCTGCTACAGAGAGTGAAATCCTCGTTAACATTAACAAGCATTATGAATACTCACGTTTCA